CGGCGCGCGCGTTGATCCTGAACGCGGCGGGCAATCCAATCACACTGCGGGACAATAATCCGCCGCCGATAGTGTTCGACGTCACATCGTTCTCAGATGTCAGTGAGGTGGTCAACTTTCTGCGCGCGCCGAAGCCTGATCACCCGTTCCGCAAGCGCTACGACATACCACCGGACGTAAACTTCAGAACGGTGGTTGTGGATACCATTACCGAGCTGCAACGCATTATTGTGTATGAGGTTGCTGGTCTTCCGTACGATGTAGGCTCTTCTGGTCCGATAGACCTGACGCAGTCACCAATAACACGGCTGGCGGACTGGAACTTGATCCTGTCTCGGATGCTGTCGTTGGTGTCTGTGCTTGTGCAGCTGCCGTTACATGTGGTTGTCACGGCACAGGAGCGGCTGATTACCAATGAGACGGACTCTATCTCATCGTACGTTCCGATGATCCAAGGCGCGGCACAGGTGCACATCCCTGCTTATATGAACATTGTAGGAAGGCTTGTGCGCCGCGTGCGTCTTCCGGATGGATCGGTGGCCTCATCCGAGGATACGGGAACACGCAGGACGGCCTCGGTCCTGTTTACCGAAAGTGGTGGGCGATATTATGCAAAGAATCAGTATGACCCGGAGATTCCAAAGGAGCTAGTAGATCCAACAGCAACAAAACTGTTAAGGAGGAGTGAAAAATGAGTCCGAATAACGTAACTGTTGAGCATGCTGATGACATCATCAGCTTAGACTTGACAAGCCTGGAGATTCCGCCTGCTGGGCGGTACTTCGTGCGCGTTGCATCAGCGAAGCGAGTGTCAGCCAAGTCCTCTGGCAATCCAATGCTCTCCATCTCGATGGTGATCGTTGAGCCTGAGGAATACGCAGGCGCTGTCATTTATGACAACCTGATGCTGAATGGGCCTGGCGTCGGTCGCACGAAGTCAATGTTCGACGCGCTTGGACTGCCGTACGACGGTGTCTCGACGGCAGATATTGTCGGGGGTGAGTTGTGGGTTCAGACTGAGGTTGAGGACAGTCCGCAGTTCGGTAAACGTGTGCGAGTTCGAAACTACCTGGTAGGGTAGGTAGTATGAACTTCTTCGAGGCCGTCTTTCGTGGTGCTCCCCTTGACGGCTACGTGCGTGTTGGGGCACTGCGCCGTCCAGAGTTTGTCACAGTGCGCGACCTGCTGCAGCTGGACTACCCACCAGCTGGTACACGCAGCCGCGATGTGTACTTCAGCCCTGGTGTGCACAGTGCCCCCGACGCACACCGCGCGTCGGTGATCGGGGCTTCCGTTGTATGGTTAGACTATGACGTTGGGGGCGATTCCATTCCTAAGGTCATGCTCCCACCGTCCATCATCGTAAGTAGCGGCGGCGACGGACGGTATCACCTTTACTGGATGCTGACCGAGTTCACTCCATCATCCGAACTCATCGAAGGGGCGAACAAGGCCATCGCGCGCCACGCAGGTGAGCCTGGGAACGCGTGGGATGCTTCGCGCATCCTGCGCGTCCCTAACACCTACAACACAAAGTATAACCCCCCAAGACTTGTAGAGATCATTGGATTTTACCCGGAACGGGTGTATCCGATTGACGATCTGCACCGACTCGGTGAATACGATCGCAGGATATGGCAGATACCCACAGGATTGTCGCGCAGCGAGCGGGACTTCCGGATCGCACTGCGTCTTGCTGCATGGGGGGTCTCCAAAGACACCATCCGGATGGTAATGCCGCTCATCAGTGACAAGGCGTCTGAGGAAGGTGAACATTATGTCAATGTGACGGTGGACAAAGCCGTCTGTATGAGTGGTGAGTCCATGGAGGTCGGTGACGATGATGATGATGACGTAGTGGATTCCGACGATGAGATTCCGCCGAAGCATGATGTCCCGCCGATGGACTTGCGTAGGAGTAAGAATGCACAGCTGCTGGCCAACTTTGCAGCGCTGGCTCGTGGTGTGCTCTACGATGCCAATGGTGATGAGGCTGGGCTGATGCTAGAGATCATATGGTCTATGGGCAGGCGCGAGGTGGCCGCGACGCAACAGGACTTTGAAACGCGGCGTTCGGTGAACGCGTTCCTGAGCCGATACGGCATTCGCACATGCGCCTGGCTTGGATCAGACAAGGATGCTACGGTTTACTGGTCGGCGCTGGTCAGCTGTGCCCCGCGTCAGCGCGTGCTCTTGAGTCGTAGCACCGGGCGATATGACATTGGTGGGTCGCGGCTTTTCGTTCTGTCACCAGAGGATTGGATTGTCTATCCAACGGGATCGAAGGTGTCGGTATTCTGGGACCGCGCCGCGCGTTTCTCATTGGGGACGTTGATTGGAAACCTGGTGAATAAAGACACGTTCGACCTGCACGAGATGCTCGACGTGATCATGGGGATAAATCATGAGCACGTGGTGCTTCCGGTGATGGGGTGGACGCTGGCGACGCCGTTCAAGACGATATTGGAAATGTGCGGTGTGCGCTTCCCGATACTCCTTGTCCATGGTCAGCGTGGCAGCGGAAAGACCTCCACACTGCGTCACCTGGCCATGCCGCTCGTCGGCGCGCCTGGCAATCCGATCAGTGCCGACGTGACACAGTTCGCGCTGCTGTCCACACTGTCCGCGTCGCGCAGCATGCCGGTGTGGTTGACAGAGTTCCGCCTGACGTCGCCAAACGCTGATGCGGTGGAATCCACACTGCGGCGCATGTACGATGACACCTATGACCTTCGTGGACGTGCCGATCTTTCGGTCGTGGCGTTTCATTTGGAAGCGCCAGTTGCGATGGACTGTGAAGGTGTCTTCTCAGATAGTGCGCTGCGGGAGCGCTGTGTCCCTGTGCGCCTGAATCAGAGCGATCTGCGCAACAACACGTTCCGTGAGAACTTCCGCCGCCTGGTGGATATGGAACACATGCTGCGCAGTTTCGCGTGGCACTACATAAGGTGGTCGCTTGAATTGGGTGTCGACGACATCAAGCCGATGGTGCGCGTTGCGCTTCTGAACGCCCAGCGTTATATCCAGTTCGAGCGCATGTCCAACAGCGCAGCAATTCTCTTGATAGGGTTGAAGCTGTTCTCAATGTTCGCACAGCGTGAGGGTGTTGATTTCTCAGTCGACTATGAGCAGTTCATGGAAATGTATGTTGAACACTGTTATTCCACCGCGTTCAACAAGAACCTAGGGTCGCTTACGTCTGCGGACGAGTTGGTGGAGTTGTTCATGCATGCGTTCCGTAGCGGTGAAAGCTGGGCGATGAATGCAGCAATATGGGACAGCGCCCATCGGGTGCTTTGGTTTAGCCTTACTGCAGCACGTCATTGGCTATGTCGTTTCCGCAGCTCGCTTCCTGACATCAACGTCCTAAGGTCACAGTTGGAGGAACGTATTGGACAGTACATCTTACCACCAATGAATTTCCAAGGCGGAATTTACTACGGAATCGACATCGATAAGGCGTCGGAGATGGGACTGAATGCACCTGCACCAACATTCAAAGGAGCATCCGATGGAAGCAAAATATCCATTAGCAAGATGTGAAATATGTCCGTTGAAGAATCGTGACTTCGTGCCGCCGTATATACCACCGGATTCGAACACATCGGACATCCTGGTGGTCGGCGAGTCCCCTGGACGCACAGAGGTCGTGTTAGGACGACCGTTTGTTGGCCAGAGTGGAAACCTCCTGCGCCAAGCCATGTGGCGTATGGGCATTGATCCGGACAGTGTGCTCATGACGAACTCCGTTCTGTGCCTTCCAACGGACGCGAAGACGTTGGACATCCCGCTGGCGCGCAACGCATGTCGCGATGCACTGTTCAACGTCGTGCGCAACGGCATCTCCGCAGGGCGGCGTTACATAGCGTTGTTCGGGCGTGAGGCCGCGGACGCGCTCGGCGTGGATGATCAGTTCGTATGGATGTACAGCGCCGAGCTGAGCGCGTGGATGATCGCGCTTCCGCACCCTGCTTACGTCCTACGGCGCATGTCCGAGTTGCCGTTGTTCCTCCAAGGGATTGCAAAGCTGGTACGGCGTTCGCCGTACGAGCCAAAGATGCACCTGCGGACGGTGTGGCTAGATGATCCGAAGAAATTCCCATACGACGCCATTGCGCGCGCCCCGTACGTCGTGATCGACATCGAGACGGACACGCTGGACCCAAGCACAGCACGCATCATCATGGTTGGAATCGGTGTCCCGATCAACGGTCGTGCGTTCTATGCGTACATAATACCTGAAGAGCGTGTCGTGGACATGGTCCCACACATCGCTTGGATGGTGCGTGAGCATGCAGCTAAGTTAGGTGGACATAACGTGAAGTTCGACCTCGTCCACCTGGCAAGGTATGGTGTGCCTATAGCGTTTGGATGGGACACGCTTCCACTTGCGCATGCGTGGAACGAGCACGTCCCGTTGGGTTTGAAGGAGTTATCCACACTCTTCTTTGATGCCACAGACTGGAGTAGGGGGGTCATTGTGCGTGGACGCTGGGCGGACGTATCCCAACAGGAGATTGGGGAATACCTGTCCCGCGACCTTTATTACACCTACTTACTATACGATCATCTCCGTACAGTGCTTGGAAAGCAAGGCAGGGACGGGTTTGTCTTTGACTTCCTACCACGCGTTGCGGTTGGACTTGCGCGCATGGAGCATCACGGCGTGTGCATTGACATGCCTAAGCTCAAGGAACTCATAAAACAGTTTGAGGATGAACAAGCCGCGCTGTGTAGGCAGCTGCAGGCGATAACAGGCATACCATCGTTCAACCCGAACTCGCCTCAGCAATGTGCCAACTACCTGTATGAAACACTGAAGATGCCGAGGAAACACGTCGCTGGGCTCTCGGAGAACAGCACCGCGGCTGCGGTATTGAACCAGATGGATCAGGAAAACCCGTTTGTGCGCACACTGCTACACTATCGGCGCGTGCAGAAGATGCTTGCCTCATACCTGCATCCGCTTATGGAGTTGGCACGCCCAACACCAGACGGCTTGTATTGTGTGCATCCGCAGTGGCGTCAGACAGGGACGGTGACAGGAAGGCTGTCCGCAGCGAACCCATCCATCCAGAACATACCACGTGCAGACGAGCAGGAAGAAGGATTTTATGGGAAGTTGGTGCGTGATTTATTCATTGCACCCCCCGAACATGTCCTGGTTGCGGTGGATGGGTCACAGTGGGAGTTGCGTGTTGCTGCATGTGAGAGCGGTGATCCATTCTTGATTGACGTGTACCAGCGCGGCGGGGATGTGCATGGTGAGGTGTCACGTGCAATGTTTGGTGAGGGATATACCAAGACGCAGCGGTCGCATGCAAAGCGGTTTGTGTTCTCATGGCTGTATGGTGGATCGGAGGAGTCGAGCGCACAAGTGTTTCAAGTCCCGCGTAGTGTGGTGAAGCAGTATGTCGCACGCTTCAACGCCTCATTGAAGCGTGCGGTCGAGTGGCGATCGGAGCAGTATGAGCGTGCGCGTACACAAGGCTATTTGCAGTCCCGTGCTGGAAGGAGGTTTCACTTTCCATTCATCTTTTCCGGGAACAGCGATGAGGTACGCAAGGGGGCAATAAACTACCCGATCCAGGGCGCGGCGAGTGATCTTACACTACAGGCGTTTATAGACTGCTTTGACGCGCTATTGGAGATTGGGGCGTTTCCGGTTATACTTGTACATGACTCGATAGTTGTGGAGGTGCCGGAGGATAGGAAGGAAGAGGCGGCCAAGATCGTTGTAAACGCATTGGTCAAGGCCGCGGAGCGCATTTACCCGGAAATACCGTGGTCGGCAGAGGCAGAGTACGGCAGTTCCTGGGGCTCAATGCATGAGCTCAGGTTGGAGTGATGCCGGTGCTATGCAAGCCAAGCCGGGAGTGAAACCCGATGAGTTTATATAGAGGACTAGGGAAACTCCCTAGCCCTCCTTACCAAATTCCCTGCGTAGTGTTGCGATGATAGCCTTTGCCTTCTTTGCCAGCTCTGGGTTCTTCCTTCCACTCACATTTGCGATGAACACGAGCTTCTGGACGGCCTCCTTATAGGTTACCTTGCCAGCCGATATGTTCCTTGCAATACTGGATGCACTTGGCCACCCCAGCGCTGTCAGGCTTCCCTCATCAATGTTGACCTTCTGTGCCCACTTTTTCGCCATCTCATGAAATCCCCTTACTGGTGAACACACGCAATATGACCGCCGCAATTGCTACAACGATATTGACGATCTCCTGCGTCTGTGGATCGGGGCTGTAAACGTTGTACCCGAACAAGTTTGCCACCGATACTGCCAGGAACAGTAGGAAGAACCAAATGGTCTTGCTCTTATACCAAGGCTTTGTGTAGTACTCCATTCTCTTCCTCCAAACTTATATTAAGGTTAAGGTCATTGTCATCCAACATGCCATGGCGTCGTGCGAAGTCATTAATGATGAAGCGCAGCGCCATTGAGTGATTCCCTTCCAACAGCTTTGCGACATTATCCACGATTCCGTATTGCTCCTCTGTCAGCCGCCACGACATGTAGCGCGACTTATTGTCTCTCATCCTTCCCACCATGTTACAATAGCACCTCCTCACCAGTTTTATTGCTATTGTAACACAAAATCATGAACTTGTCAATACCTCAGAATCACCTTTTAATGAGTACACAGGAACTTTGCATGGCCTTCCATCCGATCTCGTGCGCGTTTGGAAGCGTACCACTAACTTACCACCCTTTGCCAGCTTCCTTAGACGTTTGTGCACCCATGCACTGCTACATCCGAGTTGATCTGCAATCTCTTCTACGCTCACACCTCCACCGGTATCAAGATATTGTTGCTGTAAAATCTCTATCAGCAAATCCTTCATTGTAAAGTCTGGGTCTTGCATCGCTCCTCCAACTCATCGATCACTATGCGCTCTGGAAGTGGATGCGGAAACACATAGGGTATGGCATGTGGGAACCCATCTACTACCTCAATGACAACCATACCAAGGTTGCGGCGCACACCACGGTTCGGAGTGTTCTTGCGCATGACATAGGACGTCTCAAGCTGCCATGCTGGTGTGGATATCTCGGCGCGCAGGGGAGCGCGGTTTGCCCCTTCGATGTATGATATCAACATCTGGTGGCTATGCGAGCGCACGATCACATCGGCATGCAGCCCTGCCATGTCACTGAACTGGCCTTCACGTTCCAATGGTGTGGTGATGTAGCGCATCATTACCGACTGGGAATGCGCCACATCGAATAGGAGCCCACACGTCTCGAACAGCAACCAGTCATGGCTGTAACGTCCATAAACGTCCTGGTGTGCATTCAATGTATACGCAATCATCTCTGTTGCGGAATCTTCAACATCGTGGTAGCGCGACCCCCTTGTCACATAGGTCACACCAACAACCTTCTTCTGGAACGGTCTGGCCGCCTCAAGAAAGGCTTTTGCCTGGTGGATTATGTCCGTCTCCAATACGAAACGAACGCCCTCCTTTGGTTGTTTCCCGTCCACTATATCCCCATTCCATATCAACACGTCTAGCGGGGGTATTTCCTCTGCAATGCGTAGCCAGTTCTCCCATAGATACTCCTGACCACGGTTGAGTCTGTATAGCCCTCCACTGGACGTGCGCATGTCCGGCGGCCATATACCGAACATGGAACCGACATGTACGTCTGCAATTACTCCTACGCGAAACGCTTCCATACCCGACTAATCGACTGCGCTTTCAACGTCGTAAAGATTCGGTGTTACCTCTTCTACCAGCTCACGACGAGCCTCCCTTATCAACTCTAATGCGCTCTCCAACTTTCGTGTCGCCTCTTCTGACCACCAGCGTGCATGCACAACCGTATCGCGACTGATTATGGTCTCTACGGGTGGCGTCGTGCCCCACAGTCTGAGCCACTGCTTGACGAACCTTGACAGATATGTCTGTGCGGCTTCACTCTTCATGTTCTTAGCAGCGGCGGGGCCTCCGTAATACTCTGCTAATGCAGGGAACAGTTTATTATCGTTGGCAGCCAGGTTTGACGCCAGTATTGACGCGCCGGTCTGTACATTGACGTCAGGATCGAGCAACTCTTGTGTCGTCGGACGGTTGGCAAACTGCTGTCCATCGCCGCGTGGCATTACCTGCATGAGTCCCACCGCGCCTGACGGGCTTACGGCGTTGGGATCGCCGTTACTCTCTAACGCGATCAACGTTCCTAGTATCCTTGGATCGATGTTGTATTGTTTCCCATACTTCTCACACAGCTCCCTCCATCTAGTGATCTCAATACTTCCCCACACGTCTTGTGGCTGTGGCTGTGGCTGTGGCTGTGGCTGCACTGGTGTCCCTCCTTCCGGCCACAGGTGCTTTGCCAGTGGAACACCTGCCGGTGCGTTTGGTTTCCATATTGGCTTGCTATACCGAGGCAGCGGCCATGGGCTTGGTGGGTTATTTACATAAAGTCCATCGCGAACCTTTTGTGCATGTGCTAGCCACAGTGTCGTGAACTCCACAGGGCGTGTGCAATAGGTAGCCCAATGGTTGTCTTCGAAGTCGTAGGTAAATATTGTGGCCCCGATTACACGGCCATCCGCTACCAACTGTGCTTCATACGCCGCCAGCTGTGAGAAATATACTTGCGCCTTATCCGGGCGTCCCATACCTTGCCATCCAAAGTAATCGCCACCTGGTATAACATGGCTGTCGATCCCACACTCGGTGATGATGATTGGCACGTCCCATGGACAGGCGCGGAAACGTCCTGCCCACCATCCCCAGTTTTCCTGTGGGCCGTTGATGTACCAATACTCATGCAGTCCTAGGAAGCCCTTGTGCTTCCAGATCGCTTCGATAGTTTCGATGAATGGATTCCATATCGGCGGTGAGTCCGGAGGCTCTACCGGCTGACCGTTTCCTGGCCATCCCACGCCAAGGTTTAATGCAACGACGCGCACGCGCGATGATGCCATGTTTGCCGTCAGCCGTGCGTAATACGCAGCAGCCAGCTCTGGTGGCTCGTTCGCCCAGACCCTTGGCTCATTGAGACCCTCAACGGCCAGTTTATCATCCCATAAACTGTTCTTGCTCAGGATGCGCAACCACTCATCGGCATGGCGGTCGGCTATCTCAAGTGCATGCTTGCGGTCACGCAGACCGCGCCCGCCCCATTTCAGATTTTCACTGATCTCATAGTTTCTGAGTACGAGCAGCTTCTGTGCTGCCTGCAGTGCTACATCGGCACGTCGCGCTGTCTCTCCGGAGAACATTATCTTTATCACCGGAGGGCTGAGCCTTATAGCAAAGCTGTCGTCCTGCTGTCCGGCATGCATCGGCGCCCAGTGCATGCAGAGCAATGTGTTGGTTACCATAACACATACCTCCAGTCATATAAGACCTAGGGCACGCAACAGTATTGGTAATATGTTCGATATTAACGCCACAACGCCGCCGAACATTGCACCATTGCGTGCCGATGTCAAGCGCATGTCATTGATTTGTTCTTCCAACGTCTTTATGCGGTCATTGTTGTTGCGCGCGCGTGCAATATCCTCGCGGTAAGGGCACGTAGAGTTATGCACGGACACCAATGCCTCGACACGCGCGAGACGGCTATCGATCTGGTTGAGTTGCTCTCTGATATTTGCAAGTTCGACCATCGTCTGTGTTGTTCTCATAGCACGTCAGCTGTGATGTTGTTTATTTATATCTTCTGTCACGAAAATTTCTATGACGTCGCTATGCGCGTCACTCACCTTCATTGTCGAACAGCCACCAGAGGCTGTAGATGTCCTGTGGTGAAATCTGCCCGTCTATGTCCTGCGGGGATATGGGACGGAATTTTATCTCCACTTCCTCATCCAGGAGTGGCTGCAGTTCCTTGAGGAACTCTTCCATGCGTTCCTTAGGCACGGTTACCTGTCCGTCCTTCTCCTCGCCAAAGCGGCGCGCAATCTCCAGGCGCTGTTTCTTGAACGCCTCAAGATGGGGCTCCACCTGACGCGCAATCAAGGCCAGGCGATATGCGGTGAGGGCAGACATCTTCTGCTCCATCAACCGCGCCATAGGCTGTTCGGATACGACCAAATCCTGTAATCTCATGTTGCCTCCTCAAACAACATAGGTGTTTCCATACGGATACAATGTGGGCTGAACCAGATGCGCTCCTTGAAGCGGTTAACACAGTTTTGTGTCTTGTGACTCCGCGACATACACCGTCCGGCGGTCCATGCCACCTTTTCCCATGTATCTGGCATCTCATGTTCTCCCTCATAGCCGCATAACGCGATGCGCAGGTGGGGGTCGTCTCCGTGCTCCAGACACCACCGGTGCACTTCGGCGCTGACCGATGGTTCCTCGTGATTATAACAGCCCTTGCTGCGCACTTTGTGGTCATAGGGCGGGTCAAGGAAGATGCCAATCACCTTTCTCCGACTGAAGATGGCATCGGTTAACACGCGTTTCCAATCCCCACAGCAAATCTTGACCAGGCGCAATCGGTCGCTCAATTGGCGCATGTACCGCCGCAGATTCTCCCGACTGCGTTGACACTGCCCTTCAAGCTCGCCCTTGTGGATGGACTGACGCAAAACTCCCCGGTTGCCTACGTGCAGGCGCTTCCGGCTGGCGCCATGGATTTCGCTGCGCAAAACTCCCCGGTCGCTTATGTCAACACGTCGCCGCTGCACTATCCCTCGCTCCAACTTCACCAGGCGCCCATCCACACTGGTCCAGGGACCCTGCCCACTGCACCAATCACTACCAATCCAGCAGCAGAGCCCCCAAATCCACCATCCGGCTATTTTGGCATCGTAATAGTCCGGGTCGCCCATGAGACGCTCTACATCGGGTGGGTTTTGTACCAACCAGATATGTCTTGCCATCACGTCTATCTCGTTGACCGGCCAATCCACGTATTCCGCCACCGCATCGGGGTCCTTCTGGATGGCCCGCCATGCGTTGGTTAAATAACCGTCAATGTCGTTGACGATTTCCATCCCGTGGGGGTCGGGACGGTTCAAGAGTACTGCTCCCCCGCCGAAGAAGGGCTCGATGTACACATCAACGTCGCCCAGACGCGACCAGACCATATCCGCAACGCGGCCCTTGCCGCCGAACCAGGGGAAGGGAGGCTTCAACATACGCTATCCGCGATGGGGTGTCTTCTTCCCACACTTGGTACAGACCCAGTCATTTCCACGGCGTTCGTGCTTGGTGACCTTTTTACATTCCTTGCAATACCTGTGTTGTTCCGTCGGATGTCCGAAGTCCATCGGTCGTCTCCTTTACATCGGTAATAGGCCCAATCGTCTTTTCCAATGTGCCCGTCAGCAGCTGTTGCAATACCTGCGTTGTCGCACTGGGTGTCCGCAGCATGTCTATGACATCCTGGTCCATCGCCCGGCGCATCGCGACCAAGGCCTTTACAATCGTCTCGCTGTCCTGGGCTTCCTGAATTGCCCCTCGTGCCTGCACCGCGACTGCCTCCACAGCAGACATCAATTCCCTGGTCTTTGCATGTTTCTGCAGCACCTGTGCCATGAGGCTCTGGGTGTCCAT